ATGATTGCATTTTTGTAAAAATACCCCAAGACTTACCCGTCTTTAGCCATGCTACTAGGTGGGACTTTATAAACAAAAAGGGCAAAATTGAAATATGGAACCTCGCAGTTGTATGGCAAAAACCTGCTTGCCCTGATTATGCCCCTGACTTTAATTGTATGAAAATGCCTGATGAATGGTTACTTAATACTTTTGATGCCAAAGTATGGTGGGACAAACCCACTGATGATATGCCCATACCTGAGCTTCACATTATAACGCAAGTGTCACAGGGCGGTAATCAAGTAACCTTACATTAAAACTATCAGTTAAACCCTTGGGGGGGCATGACGCCCCCCCGTCTTTTTATAAATAACTCTCAATAATAAGATGCGCCATAAAGCCCTCAAAATATGGGGGGTATATAAGTATACCCAAATAAGTTACGATTGTCACATGGGGCTTAAAAACATCCATAAAAACCATCATATATAGCTAGTTTACTATAATACAGGTAAATACGAAAAAGTGTGATTTTGTTTTTTAAGATTTAAAAATATACGATATATGACTATATAAATATAAACAACGACTTAGCATGGGTATTGAGATATTGTACATGGTCAATGGTTCAAGTAATCAGTAACTTTCTCGGTACGCGCGATCGTTTTTGAAATTTTTAAAACTAGTAACTTTTCGTAATTCCTCCTATTATAGCAAAGTAGCTCAACAAAAAGGACATCCACATGGTTTTAGCCAAAGCTACTCATAAACCAAAACTTGAAATAGTAGCTAACCCACGAACAGAAAAGAACATCACACCTAAACAAGAAGAGTTTGCAAGATTGTATGTATGTGAGGATATCAGCCAAACAGAAGCCGCAGTCAGGGCAGGGTACTCTGTAAAGTCGGCACATGCCATAGCATCACAACTGCTAAACGGTCAACGCTACCCACACGTAGTAGCGAGGATAGGCGAACTTAAAAGTGAACTTGCTAAAAAATATGAAGTTACTTTTGAGGGCCATGTGAAAAAGTTGGCAGAGATACGTGATGCAGCTATGACTGGCGGTAACTTCGCCGCAGCTGTTGCCGCTGAAAAATCACGAGGGCAAGCCGCAGGCCTCTACATTGATCGTAAAGAAATTCTCCATGGTAAAATAGACCAGATGGATAAAGAGCAAGTAATGAAAGAAATACAAAAGCTACAAAAAGAGTTCCCTGCTCTTGCCACTGTTGCTGATGGCAATGTGGTAATAGAAGGACAGGTTAAAGACAAGACAAAATAAGATACAAAAGCACTTACTCTTTGTACCTCCCAAGGTTACTATAACTATAGTAACAATTAACCGAGAAAGGGTTAGACAAATGGGTACAAGATGTAATATTGTTTTAGAGTGTGGTGACCACGTTAAGTATATTTACAGACATTATGATGGTTACCCGAGTAGCATATTGCCTGAGCTTAAAAAATATGTTGAGGCTATACGTTGGTACGTTGATCACCGCTGTGCTAAACACTCGCGCCAATGGGTTCAACGTAGTTTTGCTCTTACCCACAAAATGCTAGATTTTTATGCAGACCTTCTTGTGAAGCATTCTGCTTGGGACAAAGCAATGCCAAGGGTTGGAGAAATTGATAATGTGCAAGCACCCTACGAGCCTATGCAGTTAGAGGGTAAGTATGAAATTACTACTGGTATACATGGAGATATTGATTGGCTGTATGTTGTTAGTATTGATGAAACCACACATAAGGTTTGCGGCATCAGCCATTATGATCGTGACAGCTATACCCAATACATGCCAGAGATACAAGCGAGGTGGGCCTGATGCGTAAGTTAATTGAACATGATGAGTTTTTTGATAGTTGCCGTGGCATAGCGGAGGGTGTATTTCCCCATACAAACCCTAGTGGAATCGTGCATTACTATTATGCAGAAACGCAGTTAAAGTTGAGCTGTTACAGATCTGTTGATGTGTATGCTGAAAATGGTGCTTTATGTGGTGCTGACCTTATACGTTACGTTACGTATGGACGCCAAGCATCACCATTGCGTAGCCATGTTATGGAATGTCCTGACTGTGCCAAATTGGTAGAGTCAGCAAGGGCAGGTGCAAGCCATGACTAGCAAGCCAGAGAGTAAACTTTGGCATAAGTTAAGGGAGGGGACTCAAGACCTAGGCGTGTTTTGGACACGCTTAGAGTCTTGGGCGACTCCAGGGATACCTGACCTACATGGCATAATTGACGGAACAAGTTTTTGGCTAGAACTTAAAGTCCACAGGTTAAAGTCACTAAAAAGTATTGCACTGCGTCCTCATCAAATTGCGTGGCAAACCAGATATTTTATGAATAAAGGTCAAGTTTATAACTTGGTTCATCATCCTTCGTCCTCTACCCTGAATATATTTGGGGGAGAAAGAGCGATTAAAATGGGAGAGACCAAGGGCCATGCACCATTAGAACCTGACTGGTGTTGTGGTTCTCCGTTTGATTGGCATGGCGTCATCAATCATATTCTATCATCATCGTCTCATCTCAAATCAAATCAAGATTACGACGGAGAGACGATTACGACGGAGAGACGATTACGACGGAGAGAGGACAATAGATAATGATTGATGATGGTATATACATTGATCAATATTGATCGTTTTTGATCAAAATTGACGAGAACAAAAAATACAACAAATGACAACAACAGACCATTGTGGCATTGTATACAATAGCTATTGTTAACCAGCAAAGGTATTGACCAATGGTATTTGTGATTTGTCTTATTGTCGTTTGTTTATTGGCAATGTTTTACGATTATAGTTGAGATTAAGATTACGACGAGAGAGAGCGTGTATGTATGCGAGGATTATTGATATATATACATACACATATATCAAATCAAATCAAATCAAATCTTATCGCGGGCATGGGCCAAAAATGCCGTGATAAAAAAATGCTGTATAGGGGTTTACATATAATGTGCAATACATTATATTAATAACTATGCCAATAACGGCGCAACGCGGTTCGCACCGCACCATTAAAAAGGGTTTAAAAAAATGGTAAAAGCAAACACAAAAACAACTTCCGCCCCAGTTACCGCAAAAAATGGTATTGTTATGAACCTTGACATTAGCAAAGTTAAGGAGCTTGGCGAGGATTATGTATACAATACAATAAAGGCCTTTGTTGCCGAGCATGGTGGCGGCAATGCCAATAATGTATTTATTGAGCCGCTTAATACTTTTGATAACCTTGCCTATGGCAAAGGCGGAAAGGCCCCATGCAAAACGCTAGGCGGTTACATGGTAGGCGCGGTTGATGGTAAAAGCCAGTACGGGGTTCGCCAATCCATGCTATACCATGCGCTTAATGGTCAGCTGTCCTACGGCCAATGGCTCCGCGCTTGCCTTAATACTAAAAAGCCCAGTGCGTCTAACATTGGTATTCCATCCGGTGGTCAGTCGGCTAATAAGCCAGTCGTCATGTTCATGCTATTATGTGGCGGCCCTAGCATCGGCAAGGGTAATTGGGGTACCCCTCAGGTTCGCCTAGTTGCCAAGCCAGCAACCAAGTCCGTTAAAAAATAGCGGTCACAATTTGGGCGGGGCAAAATTGCCCCGTCCTTTTTTTGCCTATATAGTTGCCTAGGCAACTATAAGCTAGGCAACTATCTGCCAAGGTACCCCTAAATTTTGACAGGCAAAAAACGGATGTGTGATTTGTGACCCCCCCTGAGACAAAAATGGTGGTATACGTAGCACCATTTACCCTGTTTCGCACGATTCAACATTATCCAAAAACATATTACAGGAAAGTCAAGTCCGTTGACTTACCCCCCCTTTTTGTTAGTATTGATTATAGGTTCATTGTCCTTGAAAAATTTTCGATATATAAGAAAATATGGTTAGTGAGTTGGAGCATGTTCCCGAGGAACATTTAAAAAAGTTTGCTACGTTATTAGACCGAGCAAGTTATTTAACTAAGGCGGAGTCAGCGCGTAGTGATTTTATGACGTATTGCCAGATGGTGTGGCCTGAGTTTGTGAATGGACGCCACCATGGAATAATGGCAGAGAAGTTTAATCGTTTAGCTTCTGGTGATTTAAAACGATTAATTGTGAATATGCCTCCCCGACATACGAAGAGTGAGTTTGGTAGTTATTTATTGCCTTCGTGGTTAATGGGTAGGAGGCCGACATTAAAGATTATGCAGACAACGCATACGGCAGAGTTGGCATTTAGGTTTGGACGTAAAACAAGAAATTTAATGAATACTGATGAGTATCGAGGTATATTTGATGTTGAGTTACGAGCAGATAGCCAAGCTGCTGGTAGATGGGAGACATCAAAGGGTGGTGAATATTTTGCGGCTGGAGTTGGTGGAGCGGTGACGGGCCGTGGTGCGGATTTATTAATTATTGATGACCCTCATTCTGAACAAGATGCGTTATCGCCTACAGCATTAGAACATGCTTATGAGTGGTATACATCTGGCCCCCGTCAACGATTACAGCCTGGAGGGAGTATAGTAATTATTATGACTCGTTGGGCTGAAAATGATTTGACGGGTAAGCTGTTACGTCAGCAGGCGCGAGATATATTAGCAGATAAGTGGGAAGTTGTAGAGTTTCCAGCATTAATGCCAGAGTCGGATGAACCATTATGGCCTGAGTATTGGAAGAAGGAAGATTTATTAGCGGTTAAGGGAAGTTTATCAGTAGGTAAGTGGGAAGCGCAGTGGCAACAAAACCCGACGAGTGAGGGAGCTGCGATACTTAAACGTGATTGGTGGCAGGAGTGGGAGAAAGAGGAGTTACCGCATTTAGATTATGTAATGCAATCTTATGATACAGCGTATAGTAAAAAAGAATCTGCGGATTACAGTGCTATAACAACGTGGGGAGTATTTTATCCGTATGATGGAGCGCCAGCAAATATATTACTTGTTGATGCCCAGAGGGGTAGGTGGGATTTTCCTGAGTTACGACGTAAAGCATTAGAGGAGTATAAGTATTGGGATCCGGAATGTGTATTAATTGAGGCAAAAGCTTCGGGTATGCCATTAACCCAAGAGTTGCGGAATATGGGTATTCCGGTGCAGAATTATAGTCCGTCTAGAGGTAATGATAAATATACGCGAGTAAATTCTATTGCACCATTACTCGAATCAGGATTAGTATGGGCGCCAGATACTCGTTGGTCGGAAGAGGTGATTGAGGAGTGTGCGGCGTTTCCTGCTGGAGAGCATGATGATTATGTTGATACGGTAACACAGGCGTTGCGAAGATTTAGAGAGGGTGGTTTTATACAGCACCCAGAAGATTATGAAGATGAAGAGGCACCCCCAAGAGTAAGGAGTTACTATTAATGGCATTATCTCCTAAAGCAAACAATGTAGATCGCGCTTTAATACAGGCCCCAGTTTCTGATTTAAGTTTTGAAGAAGAGGATTTGCTGGACCAAGAGAATGATTTTTTCCAAGGTGAGATAGAAATCGTAGAAGATGATGATGGCGGTGTAGAAATAACCGCAGGTATGGATGAGCAGGTATTTGGTGAGGAGCCTGCAAATTTTTACGATAATTTAGCGGAAGGTTTAAAAGATACCACATTAGCTGAAGTTGCGAGTTATGTAACATCTACAGTAGAAGAAGATAAAAATAGCCGTAGTGATTGGGAAGATACTTATATTAAAGGTTTAGATTTACTTGGTATGCGGTATGAAACACGTACTGAGCCGTTTGAGGGAGCTACTGGTGTAATACATCCATTATTAAATGAGGCTGTTACACAGTTTCAGGCTTCAGCATATAAAGAAATGTTGCCAAGCCAAGGGCCAGTACGAGCAAATATTATTGGGGTGCCAACACCGGAAACAGAACAACAGGCCCAACGAGTACAAACATACATGAATTACCAGATAATGTATGAGATGGAAGAGTATGAACCTGAGTTTGACCAGATGTTGTATTACTTAGGGTTAGCAGGGAGTGCATTTAAGAAAATTTACCGCGATGAAATGCTAGATAGGCCAGTAAGTAAGTTTGTGCCAGCTGAAGATGTGATTGTTCCGTACATTGCTACAGATCTACAATCTGCAGAGCGGATAACTCATGTGATAAAAATGTCAAAAAATGAGTTAAAAAAGCTACAATTATCTGGTTTTTACATGGAAATGGATAGTGAGAGCAGTGCATCGCCAGAAACAGATGATGTTCAGACTGCTTATGATGATATTGAGGGTGTAAGCCCTGCATATAATGATGAACAATTTACATTGCTTGAATGTCATTGTTTCTTAGATCTAGAAGAGTATACAGATAAGGGTGATGATGGCGAAAGTACAGGGCTAAAACTGCCATATATCGTAACGGTATGTAAAGATACAGGCGAAGTATTGTCAATTAGGCGTAATTACTTACAAAATGACCCAAATAAAGATAAAATTCAGCATTTTGTGCAATATAAATTTACTCCAGGATTAGGTTTTTACGGTTTTGGTCTAATACATCTGCTTGGTAATTTATCTAGGACGGCAACAGCTAATTTACGCCAGTTAATTGACTCTGGCACATTGGCAAATATGCCAGCAGGATTTAAAGCTCGTGGTTTGCGGATTGCAGATGAGCAAAGCCCACTAAATCCAGGAGAATTTAGGGATGTTGATGTT